CTGGTTCTGAACAGGTTTCCAATGTTAAAATTGAAGACACATGTAATGAAACAGAAATGAATCTTGAATTTAGTGATGCCGTTCAACAATATAGTTTGGTAATCGGCGACCAGATCTCAGATCCGACCTTTGGAATGTCCAAAGTCGGTGATGCGGATGGTTTAGAGCATTTTCTCGAACGTCCTGTCGAGATTTTCTCTAAAACTTGGCAAGTTGGTGAATCACCAGCTTATGTCAATGAGATTAACCCGTGGGTTTTATTTTTAAATAACTCGCGTGTTTTGAATAAACTTGAGACTTTCAAGTTATTACAGGGCAATTTGAACATTAAGATCATGGTCAATGGTTCACCATTCCATTATGGTCGCATGTTCTTTGGGGTTAGACCTTCGGTATATGATAACAATCCGTTAAATATTGGCCCAAAAGTGCAATTAGTTTCGCCTAATTTTCACGACCAGGCTAATTCGGATAGGACAATGCCATGTATGCAAAGTTTGTATTCACAGCGTCCTCACGTATTCATTGATCCGTCTACTAATCAACCCCAACACATTACCTGGCCGTTTTTTGCGGCTGGTAATAATATAGATCTCATGCAATCCTTTACGTTTAGACGTATGGGAGTAATAGAGATTTGGGAGCTTAATTCGCTTGCACATGCAAACGGTGCTACAGATTCAGTTGAAATAACTATGTTTGCTTGGATGTCCAATGTTAAACTAGCGGGTCTATCTCAAGGCACTGTTACACCCCAGTCAGGGGTCAGAATGCGCAAATCGAAGAATAAACCTAAATTTACTGCCAAGTCTGGTGCAGACGAATATAGCAGTAATGGTTTAATTTCTGCTCCAGCTACTACGCTAGCTAGCTATGCCAATTATTTTACTGAGATACCATATATTGGTGCTTTCGCGAAAGCTACCAATATTGCCGCGTCTGCTGTTGCAGGTGTTGCAAAGATTTTTGGTTATTCTCGGCCGCCCATTTTGACTGATACGATGTTTGTTCGTCCACAGCCAATGGGTAATTTGGCTAACACCACTGGTGCAGATCCATTGATGAAATTGTCTTTAGATCCTAAACAGGAATTGACAATCGATCCAGCTACTCTTGGTTTACCTGCAGATGATGAAATGTCATTTGCTTATTTATTAAAGAAAGAAGCTTGGATTGACACATTCAATTGGAACCTTAACACCACTCAAGCAGAAGGCCGTATTTATAGTCTGCTGTTGCATCCACACACCTCTCCTAGTTTTTATACACCAGTAGTTGGTGATGATGGTGGAAATGCCGCACACACTAAAACTCCAGTTGGATTCGTAGCTGAACCCTTTGAATATTGGACTGGCTCGTTAAGAGTCAGATTTCAGATAGTGTGCTCGCAATTTCATAGAGGTCGATTAATGTTTGTATATGAACCAACCCCTTGGGCTGAAGGTACAAACGTCGATACAAATAACCGCTTTGTTCATGTTATTGATATAGCGGAAGAACGTGATGTTACTTTTGAAGTTAATTGGACTCAAGAAGACGCTTATAGGCGTGTTCAAATTGGTCCTTTTAATCACGTTTCGCGATTAGGTCCTGTTTCTGGTTTTCCCAATATTGGCTACACCTCTAGGTCAAATGGTGTATTACAAGTTTATGTTGTAAATCAATTGGCTGCACCTACAGACTCCGCAAACGTTTCAATAAACGTTTATATGAGCGCAGGTGATTCATTTGAGGTTAAAGCACCGAATGATATAAACAGAATTACTTATTCGCGTTTAGATGAACCTGCTGGGCCTCCAGCACTGGCACAGTCGGGGGTGAGAGAAATTGTCACTCCCAATGAGAATATGCCGGAGCAAGACTCGATGTATGTTTTAAATGGAAATTACAAAACTTTACAATTAGAGCAGTCGCAGGTTTATTTCGGAGAGCACATTGTCTCTTTTCGTTCACTTATGAAAAGATACATTTATCATCGCTCTCTAGATGTGACGGTCGTCCCGTCACCTCCTGCTGGAGGTGCAGTTTACTTAACAGAATTCGTTGTACGTAATCTGCCCAACGGTCCTGGACTACCTTATGGTAGTTCAGTTGGTGGTACTTTAACACCGGTATCCGGTGCCATCATTTATAACATATGCGCTATGACATACATTCGATATGTAATGAGTGCATACGTAGGATACAGAGGAGGTTTGCGCTGGAAAGTTGCTGCATATACACAGCTTAACGATTCAGCTGCACTACGCGTTAGTCGTGCCTCAGCAAATCCGATTGAGACATCGTCTCAGAGCTTGCTGTTGGACTCTACTACAACACGCAGCCAGTTAGCCCAAAGATTTTTGGCAAATGGGGAAGCTTATAGCTATTCCCATGGTGGTTCATCTGAAGTAGCAACTGATGTGAACCCAGTGCTCGAATATGAAATTCCTTTTTATCACCGATATCGTTACGCGGAATGTAATGGTCCCGGTGGTGTAAGTGAAAATATTCTTGAAGAGCCTTGCCATGTTATTAATGTAACTGCAAAGCAGAATGATAACAATGGTCTTGGTTGGCTTGAATTTAATTCGTCAATTGGAGAAGATTTTTCATTGTTCTTCTTTATTGGTGCACCTCCTACAATGTTTTCAGATGTTACATCTGTAACGCCTGTATAAAACATTACGACCTTCATGTCGTTAAACTGTTTGCTACATTGTAGCGCAACGCCACTTCATAGTTGAAGATACACGTCGTGTATCTTCTTCTGAAGATACACGGTCG